ATTTACCGGTTCTGTATTTGGTAATGTGTTAGCAAATCAGATTTACTATGTCAAAACTATTGCTAATAGTACAAGTTTTACGATTAGCACCACTCAAAATGGCCCCACGTTCGGTCTCAATACCGGAACTGGTTTTATGAATGTTAGTTTACCGGCGGTTGCTGTTGGTCAACCTACGATTAGAACCTATTCCTTTACCTTAGCATTACGCAGCCCATTAGGCAATGATACTAGGGCGTATGCTATAACTGTTGTAAATCAAAATACCCCAATAAGTCAAGGCGGACCAGGTAATCCCGTGAATACGCGAATCCCCACAATATTCAATACCAGACCTACCACATTCAACCTGACAGATAGTGATCCATATTATGGATACTACATTCTACCGCCACCGGGGTCGACACCTTCAACCATCCCACCCACGACATCTGCGTTTATTGGAACCGCTCAAAGTGATAATTTCTTCTCGTTTAAGATAATAGGTAATGACTTTGATAGTAACCCAATTCATTATTCGTACTCTGGGTTAACTCTAGGGCTAGTGGGAGACACCGCAACTGGCTGGATTACTGGAACGCCTATATTATTTAGTGAGGGTATCAATCAATATTCATTTAGTGTAGCAGTGAGCAAAGTATCCAATCCTGCAATTCAAAGTCAATTCTTTGATTTTTCATTCAACGTTGCAAACAACATAGATGGAGAAATTACTTGGATAACACCAAGCGATTTAGGAACTATATTCAACGGTACTGTCAGCACTAAAAGCGTTGCGGCAGTGTGTGATGTTAGTTTAGAATATAGAATAGTAGACGGAAATCTCCCGCCCAATCTTACCTTGTTACCAAATGGAGAAATAACTGGTTATGTATCGGATCAGCCGACAGCTCAATACATTGAAACGCAGTCTGCTACAACACCATTTACTTTTACTATACAAGCCTTTTCTACTATATTCTCAATAGTACAATCATCAAAGACATTTACTCTAACTGTCATTCAAGAGTACACTACTCCAACAGATACGTTGTATATTAAAGCTGCACCTAGTATTCCTGATAGATATTTAATTGATTCGTTATTATACAACGACACTATAATACCTACCAGCAGTCTGTACAGACCGTCAGATGTGTACTTTGGCAAGGCAACCAGTGTTATTTACGAACACGCATACGGTATATATGCTAATGACATCGATGCGTATATTGCCGCAGTGACTAGAAATCATTATTGGAGAAACATAACTCTAGGTGAATTAAAAACTGCTGTCGCAAAAAATGATGCAGGCGAGATTATTTATGAAGTAGTATACAGTGAAGTTATTGATAATCTAGTTAACCCACAGGGTGTTAGTGTGCCAGCATCAATATATTGGCCAAGAGCAATTGACTTAAACTTGGGTCCATGGTACACTAGTATCACTGACATTTACACTAGCTATGATTTTGGACAACCGGGCCCCACAATAACCGCCACAGCTACCACCTCATTAACTAATATTATTACTTGTGATTCAACAGTGGGCTTATTAGTAGGTAGGCAAGTAGTGTTTTCAGGTAGTACTTTTGGCAACATCATCAACGGCAATAGTTATTATGTGCTTAGTGTTAATAGTCTCACTGAAATTACAGTGTCAGAGACTCAATATGGCGGTACAGTATTTGCGTTATCAACTTCTACAGGAACAATGACTGGTACTATCTATGAACCTACTTTTTACGCAAGTTTAACATCAGGCTCAGTTAGAACACTGTATCCAAATAGCTTATTCAATATGCGTAATCGTGTAGCGAACATCTTAGGTCAAGAATATGATAGCAGAATATTGCCCCTATGGATGACCAGTCAACAGGCAAATGGTAGCACATTGGGCTATACTCAAGCTTGGGTGATTTGCTATACAAAACCCGGACAATCAACTACTATAAAAAATAATATCCAAACATTGTGGTTAGATCCAATTGGCAATCCATATAGTTTGAATACTGTCAATTTTAAAATTGATCGGTTCTCTGTAGATAAAAGTATTACTTACAACTATGATAATCGTATCAGTCCAGCAGCTTGGACGGGGTTGCCAAGCGCAACTCCTGTACCAGATCCATTGGATAGTAAAGATTTTTACGTGCTATTCCCTCGCGAAACAATTTTACCTGACAAGAATCAATAATAAATACAAGATGGAACATAAACAATGAGCACAATTAACACCAATGGCATAAATGTAAATTATCCAATTCCTGGAGTGAACAACAGTTCCCAGGGATTTAGGGATAATTTTGCCTCTATTAGAACGAATCTTAACGTTGCTGGCACCGAGATAACTGATTTACAAAACAAAGTTGTTTTAAAAGCTGCATTGGAAAACACTACGTTGAACAATGATATGGCTAACACCTTGATTAGCAATGCATCAACTAGAAGTTTTCGTGCGACCACTTATAACTTAGGTAATTCACTGTCCGGAACAGTATTGATAGATGTGTCACTAGGTGATGTTCAATATGGCACTGTAGCTGGAAACGTGACACTACAATTTGGTGGGTGGGCTCCCACTGGTACACAGAGTAATCTACAACTTCAGTTGGCAGTTAGTAATTCTCTAGCAGTTATCTCATTCCCTAGTGAAGTGGTATTTGCTAACAACAACTTTGGTGTCACTACACTAGAAAACTATGCCAATACTGCTAACGTTCCAACTGTAACGATTCCCTACAATGTGTCTCAGGTGGATTACAGATTAAGCACAATGGATTGCGGCACATCTATTATTATAGAACCTTACAATCGTCCCAGAATTACAACACAGGTTCAAGAACGAATAGTGCCACCTACTGGCTTTCAGGGTGATATATCAGGTACGGTATCAGTTGACGCAAATTACATATATGTTTGTACATCATCATATGATTCAGGTGGTAGTAATACTATTACTAAAACTGGTGTGGTGGCTACGTATTCAGGAAACTTGATTAATTGCACCTCAAACACTAGTTTGGTTCTAAATTCTCCCATTATGTTTAGTGGGAATGTGTTCGGTGGAATAGCAGCAAATACAGTGTATTATATTAAATCAATGCCGGACGCCGCAAATATAACTATTTCTGATACTGGATTTGACGGTACTGCAGGAAACGCATTTGCTGTGACTCCTGCTACAGGCACAATGACTGCCACTAGTTATAATGGTACACATATTTGGAAGAGAATTGATTTAGCATCAATAACCGGTGCTGATACGGTTACCGGGAATCTCTCAGTAGCTGGTTGGGCTAATGTTGCTGGTAATGTCGTTGCTGGTAATGTAATCTCGGCAGGTGCGGTAACTTCGAATAATACTAGTGGTATAGGATATGCTACTGGCGCTGGTGGCGCAGTAACACAAACAGGATCGCGAACCGGTGCCGTTACTATCAATAAAATAACAGGCGCAATAACCCTCATTTCAGCAGCAGGTTCGGCAACATATCAAACTTTTACTGTCAATAACAGCACAGTGGCTGCAACGGACGTTATTATAGTTAACCAAAAATCAGGCACAGATATTTACGAAGCATTTGTGTCTAACATTCAAGGCGGTAATTTTCGAATCACTTTCGCTACAACTGGCGGAACTACAACGGAACAACCGGTGTTAAACTTTGCGGTTATCAAGGGTGTCGCTGCATAAATTAATTTAGCTGTTGGATAACCGATAAATATTAGGATGCAACATCCTTTTATTAATAATTTGTCTGATAAGAGTTTAGAAGACTTACAGACAGTAGTTACCTCGTTAAACAACAAACTAAGTTTTGCGTATAGGACAGGCAATAGCCCTCTTATCAACCAACTGTTGATGGCATTAGAAAGTTATAAGATAGAATATAACACTAAAATGGATGCCTTAATTGATAAGAAGAATATCCAATCAAAGATTAATATTCAAAAGGATAGCTAAATGAGCGCACAAATAGAAAGAGACTTTACCTTTCAAGCAGGGGTTCATTTTCAAGACACGTTCTCAATGAACATATATGCTTTTACATTGAATATGGAAGTTACTACTGAAAACATCAGAGAGCAACAGATTGCAATGGAAAGAATGAAATATTTCATACACGAATGTTTGGAAAACAGTATTTTTGTTCAAGACACTGACAGAGCAATAATTGAAAAATATTCTGCCTGTGGCATAAGAGTATGTGAAATTCCTGAAGAACCGTATGATCAAATTATTGCCCTATTGTTATTGCTTAAGCTAGAATCAATAGCAGAATATAGGTTAGCAATGACTGATATTGTTCTAACTTCAAAATTAAGTGATGATGTAAGATTTAAAGAAGACATATTAACTGCTAAAACTGAAATGCCAATAGTGGGGTGGTGGGCGGAGTCCAATACAGCGACTACCAATGTCGCTAAGGTAAAAAACAAAAAAGATAAGATTGTTAAAATGGTTAACACTAGTGAATGGAATGATGTGGGGTTGTCTTGGGAAGAAGATACCGCCAACACTAGCAATGTTACCGAAATCATATTCACAACGAATACTGCTACCCGTAATCCTTGACATTGTATTTCATTTATGACATAATAGTCGAATGAGAATTGACAAGTTCGAACAAATGATTCATACTGAGGTCGATGTGTGCGATCTTTTTATGCAGGATCCTGCTAGGAAAATTAATAGGTTACTCTTAGACAAGAATATTTCATTTGATCCAGAACTACAATTAAACTATGTACCCAAAACTGCGGTATACACCGCGACAGATGTGTCCATTGAAGAGTTCGATGCTGAATGCCAATCCAATTGGTTCATTCCCATTGAATATCAACAACTAGACATTGCTAAATGGGTATTAGACCAATGCACATCAGAGGAAGAATTACAACGAGCAGGACAAGAGTTGCTGATGTTTCAAGAACGCGATATGTTCATCGTCCTTAAATACTTAAAATATCTAGTAGACATTATGAGGAAGAACAATATCGTGTGGGGTGTTGGTAGAGGTAGCTCAGTAGCGAGTTTTGTATTGTTTTTAATAGGGATACATAGAATAAATAGTTTGTATTTCCAATTAGAAATTGGTGAGTTTTTAAAATGAAAGAAAATTATGGCAAACTATAGAACAGCATTAGGGAAAACGGTTGATATGTCTGCGTTAGCGGCTAAGAATGAAAAAACACGGGCTGTTGGCAATATGAAGATCAATGCACGGGGAGACACTATCGATGCAAATGGCAAGATTATTACACCCGTCACCGCAAAAGTAAATCAAGCATATGCGAACACCGTGGGAAATCGATCTGCTCAACCAGTTAGACGATCTCCCAATCAACAAACTCCAAAGGTCTCTGTAAAAAAACAAGTAGAAGAGTTAACTGAATTTGAACGGGAAATTGAGGACAACTTGGCAGAAGAGTTAGAAATCGAAGCAATCAAATCAAAAGAAACGGGAAAATATTAATGGAAAAAGAACTGGCATTTCAGGCACATAAAGTTAAAACACTGACCCCATTGCACGATAGTATTATCGTAGCTGACATGGAATTCGATGAACGATTGAGCTTGGGTGGAATTGTTCTACTAAATGACGATATGAAAAGTGCTGGAATTCGTCCTCGTTGGGCGAAGGTGTATGCAGTCGGCCCAGAACAATTGGACGTGCAGATTGGGCAATATATCCTAATCAATCACGGTCGTTGGACCAGAGGTATTAAAATAGAAGATGAC